TTTTTGCGTTTTTTTACCTGAGTGTGAATTACTTTAGTTTGGTTGACTATTATAAAATGGTCTTCTTACTAACAAATTCACAGAGACTCTCAGTATCTGAAATTGAAAATATGTATCCATGGGAATATGAAATATATTTAAACATGTTACAAAGCCATCTCCAAGAAGAAAATCAAAACAAACAAGAACAATATAATTCTGATTTAATGAGATAATATGGATAAAAATAAAAAAGCAATGTTAGGAACAGATAGTAAAGAAAGTGCTATGAATAAAATTAAATTGTCTGCAGCACCAACAACACCAATACTGCCTACTGCAACACAACCAATTAATACTATTCCATCACTTTTAAATGCACCAAAATTACTTAATACAAAAAATCCATCAATTTTAAGTTCTCAGAAATTACTTAATCCAACTGCACCAGCTGCTTTTAAACCATCGGCTATTATGCCACAGGCTGCAATACCTCAAGCAGAAACTATTGAGAAATTAAAAGCTGATAAAAATAGACCAAAGGGAGTAGAGTTAATAAAAGCTTTGATTCCAAAAGCACCAACAGCTCCAATGATACAGGCACAAACCACAAAATTAAATGCAAAATCGTCAACAGCAGATAATATAAAAAATAATGAAGCTATGTTGGATGAAATGGATAAAAAAATTAAACAAATGACAGGAAAAAAACTTCAAAAAGATACACTGAAGATGTTACAGCCTGCTTTTGAAAATATTGCATCAACAGTAAACCAATCAAATAAAGACACAGGTTCAAAGGATTATGACAGTGAACATATTACAGTTCACAACTCACAGTCTTTGTTTAATCTTACTGCTAACCAGATTTCTGGTACACCATCATATAGAATAAAATAAGAAGAGCCCCCTTTCAGGGGCTCTCTTTAGTCTTGCTTACTCTTTAGAGACTTGAAGTAGTCCAGAGTATCGGTATCTTCCGATGGAATCTGTTCTACTGTCGAGTCATCCTCAACAGTCTTTTCGTTAGCCTCATCAAACTGTTCGCGGATATCATCTCCGACAGTCTTCTTGAAGCGATCCTTGACTTCATCATATGACTTGAAGCCAGTAGGATTCACAAACTCAGCCAACGCATATTGCTTCTTCCACAGAACCTCAAGCTTCTTGTCATCTCCACCAAACAATGGTGCTGGAGCTGAAAATTCACTTCTGTCGTAGTTTACATAACCACCGACATTACGAATCTTGAGTTTGAAATCTGCGCCTTCCCAGAAATTAAAGGGATCAACGGGAGTCTCATCCTTGAATTCAGGAGACATAAGTGCCTGAACCTTCTCAAAGATCTTTGTTCCATACTTGAATAGAAATACCTTACCTTCGTTTTCTGAATTGGATGGATCGCTGATGACCAAAATATTACTGATGTAATTAAGCTTACGCTTACGTGATCGTGCAATATCCTTGTCCTCCTCTAATCCACTGTTCCAGAGTTCAGTATTAGCTTCACACACCGGACACTTTTCGCCAAATGTGGTACGGCAGTTTTCAATAAACCAGCCACCCTTACCTTTGAAAGCGTGAGTATAAAGTTTAATGAATGGAACTTCTTCAGTCTCAATGGACGGAAGAAAACGAATTACAGCGTAACCATTCTTGGATGCATCGAGTCCTGGCTTCCAAAACCGATCATCCTTATAGCTTTCCTTGCTATTCAGGCTGACCAACTTCTTGCTCAAGTCCTCGATAGAATTCTTACTACGCTTCTTAAAATCTGAAAACGATCCCATATAGTGACCTTTCTCTGGGGACTACCCAGACCATGAAAATTATCAAGGACCTACCTTGATTTGTTTATTCTATCATATTTAGGGTGAATGTCAACCATCAACCGGTAACTTTTTGCCTTTAACTGCTTTCATAAGATGCAATTCTTTTGCTTCTTCTTGAATTTTTTCAATTAAAGGTTTTGTTAAAAGTTTCCCAGCAGCACCTGGTTCAATATTCATTTCCTCTGCCAATTCCAACACACAATCCATATATGATAATTTTGTTTTTTGTACTCTTTCAAGTACTTTACTTGAAAATGTTAATTTTATATTTTCGTCTAGATACATGTGGATATTATACCAGAATTTAAAAAAAATATCAATACTTATAATACCCTAAATATATGTGATTCGGAGTATCAATGGCAAATAATATTACAGTAAATATTGCATCAGGACTTACCGCCTCTCTTGCTACCAATGAAGTGGGAGGTAGTCATTTCCAGGTCTTTAAAATGGCCTATGGTAATACTGCCAGCTCTACAGTTGTCAGTAGTACTACCCCGCTACCTGTCGTACTATCAGCAGGCATTACTGCAAACATTGTTAATTTTACTACTCCTATAATTGTACAGGGAAACAGCGCAGGCGGTCCTGTAACTGTTCAGGGGACCGTAAGTGTCCTCGGTGTCAGCGGAGCTCCTATAGCGATCACTGGGGGCATTCCTCTCACGTATACAAACTCCAGCATCAAGGTATATGGTTACGATGGTAACCCTTTTATTCGATCTGCTCTTGTTACTGTAGGTAACACAGCCATTGGCGTATCAGGAGATGCTCTTAAAGTTTACCTCCAAGATATTAACATAACTGCGAGTATCAATCCTGTTATCTACGTAGAAAATTACGGGTCTACTTCTGCTCTGAGAGTTGAAGGTCTATCAGGTGGTGTATCACAAAATGTCACAGTAACTGGTACCGCTGGTATCAATGATACAAATATTTTAACTGGAATGACTGCCATCTATGGATTGATGACTACCCTGAACGCAGCCTTAATTGCATCTGGTGCAGCAAGACCTTCAAACTTTACTGCTGGCAGAGTTACCGCAACCACTGGTGTTACTTGGTTGTTGGCTTCTGGTTATACTTCCGGAAGTGGCGTAAATCTGAAAGCATCATCTGCAAATACGGACTTGATCTATATTCACTCAGATGGTGCTGCAGTTACAGGATATGAACTTGATCCTGGTCAGAATGTTTTCTTAGATGTAATCAATCTTAATACAATTTATATTCGCGCCAAGTCATCCACACAAATAATTTCATACATGGCTAGTTAAATATGGCTGTCCCACTAACAGTAGTAAAATCAACACAATCCTTTACTTTGGAATTTGTTGGGGCAACAGCAAATCCATGTTTAACTAAAGGAATTATTCACTCCACTCCAAATATTTTGGCTTCGGGAAATAGTTATTTCTTTAATTATTCGCATAGTAAAAATTCAAACGATTTAAAATTCTTAAAAATCTTTTTTGATACTATGTCTGTTGGTAATACCTGTGCGTTTACTTCAGGTGTTTACGTAAACATCGATACAGGTGCCAGGACAACTTGGTCCGGGCAATTTACATTACAGGGAAAAACCGGAGCATATAATGAGTTTTTATATTTTTCTGGTTTAACTGGAACATCTGGTTTAGCTAGTGGCATATATGATGCAAACTTATTTACAGATGCAATTCAGTTTACAACAATCAATGGTTCTACAGCAAATATTCTGGTGTCTAAGTTACCAAACAATGATCCATTAAACCTTAAGTATCTTGGGTTATATGGTAGTGATTTTGGTTATGAAGAATACGTAGAAGTTGAGAAGAGTACTTTAAATACTGGACGTATTCCGGTTAAAAACTTTACTGTATTGAATGATGGATCGGAAGTTGTATTACTTTCACAGTCATCCACTATCACCAATGAAAATCTATACTTTCAAAATAGTTTATTATCTACTTATATGCGAGGTATTCCGAGCATTGAAGCACTAAACTACGACGAAACTATTAATGGTGTAGTTCGATATAACTACGTTGACCCGGGTGTATTTACTAGATTTATCGAGTATCAAAACAAAAAACAATTTGAATTAAGATATCTAACTACTGCACCTTATGATATTGCAAAATCCTGGTATCAAAATACAACTTTAAAAAGTTTAACTTTATCAACCAATACACCAATAACAACACCTATATCTTTAGAATTGTTAAAAATATATCACTTAACTTATAGAAACTCGGTTGTAACTGATTTTGTTGCCTCAACAGATTTCCAAATACCGTTACTGTTATCTAACACAACTATAAATGAAATTTATGTTGATGAAATCGTGACAAATACATTAACAATTACAGCCGGATCATTTGTTCGTGATATCAATTTCAAAATTGATTTGTCAGATTCTAGAAATTATGGAACACTTATAAGTGCCTTTGCAGACAGAAGTTGTTCAATTCCATTAACTGGGTTGTCGTATTTACTTGGTACACCTGGATTTGAAGGTGCTTCCTTTGTATTTGCCGGTACAGAAACTAGATTGAATACAAATATATTTCTTAAATTAGAACGAGAAACTACTTCTATTTTAGAACTTATAGTTTTAGTAAATTAAATAGCAACCCAAGCATAATTATTACCATCATAGTAATAAGAATAGTATGTGCCATCCTTGACCCATATTTGTCCAATCTCTGGGTTTAACGGTGGGTTATCTGAATTAAAAATTTCAGTAGATCCAACAAAAGCCCATGAATTTGTGTTTTCTAATGGGGACAAAGAAATAGGTTCTTTGGCTGCGTATAATTTTCCATGAAACATAACAACATCATTTGTGGAATACGTAGCCAAAGAACCATCAGATAATTTCTTTTTATATTTGCCTTTAAACACGCAAATATTTATTAAAATTACTTAGTCACTTCAGTAACTGCATCTTGTTCTACAACAAGATTTGGGTCAACCCAACGACCATAGTATTCAATCATATCCTCTGCAACATCAGTTGCAAACATGATTGCTGTACCGGGAATCAATGCACCTTCTTTGATTGTTGTATATGGTAGCCAGTTTGCCAATCCTAGCTTATATTCCTGTAAATGAATAATTTGAGCAGGATCTTCCATGTACCAATCAGAGTTTACCTTTTTGGCTTTTGCGATAACTTCTTCACCATTCATCATCTTAAAATACTTAATTTCCATTTGTAACCTTTCGTTAATGATATTATATCACATATTTTTTAAATTGTCAACGTTTTTTATTTGCACACCCACAACCTGATTTTTTGGTTTGTGCTACAAATGTAGGCTTTGGTTTAAACATAGCAATATGACCTTCCATATGTTCAGCTGAAATTTGATCAACAGAAGTTGAAGATGATTTTAGTTTCACTGCTTCTTTTTTATATCCACTTACAATTTCATCAATATATGAAAAATTAGTAATTGATATAGTATAATAAGGAATAGTTAAAAGTTTATTGAATTTTTTTCTTCGAGCCTCACAACCACAATTTCCTTTTGTGATATAAATTATAAATCTTTTAATACCAGTAATCGACGTAAAATAATCTATTATGTCACCTGATCCTATTATGTGTTTATGTATTTTTATTACTTTTTTAATAGTAAAATTAAAATTAATATATTTACTATATTCTGATGGTATAGTTTCTTTTTTAGTTTGTGTATAAAGCTCTACATCCAATCCTGGGTTTGTATTTAAACTATCTCGTGTAAATGTGTTTACACCATCCCCAGAATACGATTCTCCCGACACAAAATGAGTATTAGTAAAATTCATATATTTTTTCCTTTTAATTTGTCAATGCGACACAAGTTAAATCTGATGCAACAGCAATCATAGAAGTATTACCATCTTGATATTTAAGGAAAGCATAAAACCTATCGATATTATCGTTCCCACATCCACTTGACAAATCCCAACCACCTTGAAACGCTACAGGATCCAATGTCATACCTGTAGGAATCCATGTAGATTTTAATTCTTCATAAACTCTAAACAGTTTAAGTGTTTGTTGTTCTGTATACGTTATTTTGTCTCCAACTAAATTATATTTTGTTAAATCATCTATATCATATTCTTCAAGAACATCATAAACTGCATTCGCATTACATTGTAAATTACACCCAGCACACTGTGCATCATAGTTTGGACATGGACACGCTGGACCCGTATAACATAGCGCAGTAAACCCTGGGGGTAATCGTCCTGTATATGGACCAAATTTCACTAAAGGTCCCAAATATGTTGACGCACCAGCTTCTAGATATAAAGTTTTATCAAACAAAGCAATTGAACTACTAAGAGATCCACCTGAATGTACTGGAACACCATTTCCTATGTTACCAGCTCTACATGCTGCTCCAGGATTATATATCCATCCACCTGGACCCAATAAATTAGCTCCAGCCTTTTTATCTTTGCATCCAGAACAGAACTGACATGTGTTAGTTGGAGAACATACTTCATCTGCACTACAATAACAATCTTGACATGCAGTTGATCTACTACCAAGATTTATAGAACTAGAAAAACTTTGTTTTAATTGTTGTAAACGATTACCACCAACATAAACTGTTGGGTATTGCATATAATAATCTACCTGATAATATTTTACAATACAATCTTCTGGAGTCATCGTATAATTCATATAAACTGCCGAAGTAGCACCAGGGTTTGCTCCTGTTCTACCATCACCCCAGTAATATGATCTATATTTTAAAGGTGCATCTTTTACCTCATACAACCCAGTAGTAGAATTATAACCATAATAAAAACATTTTTTTGCATAATAAAAATAAGTTATATTTGTATCAACAACACCACAGCATACTCCACCAACACCTTCATCGACTGCTTGACTGGCACTTGTTTTTCCAAAATATTTATGAGATTGAACAAAAAAATCTTTATTTGAAGAAAATCCAGATCTTCCGTAAACACTACCATCAAAACAGTTAGTACCAAGTCCTACAAAACTCTTGGGACCACCACAAGCATACTTATAATAAGTTTCTGATTCTGGTGGACATCCACATACATCTTCACAATCACAACGAAAACCAGTACCAAATTGTGTTTCTTGTTTTGAATATTGAAATGCACTCGGTGAACCATCACCCACCCAACATATATCACCGATACCAGAATAACACCCACCAATCAAACCACCTAATTGACGATTTGTATCTCCGTTTATTCCAGCACCGTTTCCTGTACCATAATCAATAGGTTGCAATCCATCATCACCATTTTCATCGCGCATCAGTCCGCAACCAGTTAGATCTTCTTGTGGATCCCTTGTATGTAATGGAGTAACTTTTTGATATCTTCTGTCATTAGGTTTCATCCAATAATATTTTGGGTGACCCGTAAAACATAAATTAGCTTCACCTTTTTTCCAGTAGATACTGCATTCATCTTTTAATATTACTTCATTGTCTTGTTCTTCGCCTTGTAGCTGCTTACAGGATCTACCAAATAACCATTTGGAAAAATCCCAATGACCTTTTACACATCTAAAGAAAGCTTGACTTTGGAAATATAAAGGAAGATCACCAGTACTAGTAAATTGTAATAAATTATGTCCTGTATATGTATTAAACGAACTTTGTTTCCAGGTATTAATTCTGAATCCACTATTAACAATACCAATTGCATGACCATAACTTAAGGCAGCATCTTCAAAGTCATATTCGGTATATGGTAATTTATTAACACCAAAATCATATGAACCTTGTGTATTACGCGAAGGTCGTGTAAAAATATCTAAGAATTTTTGAGCATTATTTTGTCTTCGGTACAATACACCAAAAGAATTTACACCAGCTATAATTTTTTCAATATAGTTGTAAGATTTAGTGTCAGATCCGGTTAAACCAGAAATTGCAGTATTGTTTAATGCAGAAACCATTTCTGAATGTCCCCAAATAATAACATTCACTGGTGTATCTGACCCCGTTACAGCAAGACTATAATCAGGTCCACCATCTACTTGAAATATCTTAATAGTAGCTGGGTCTTTTTTTGCTGTTGTATAAACATAATTATCTGGGTCATCTTCATTTACTCCCCTACAACCTAAAGTTATTCCACCAAGTGTCCATTTATCCGGATTAATAAGATTGATTGGTGTAAATGCTGGTATAGGATTTATTCCAGTATTACCTGTTATATCTTGTTGATTTGGTTGAAGAACATTACCAGACTGATCAACTTTAACATAGCTACCCCATACTTTTAAATTCTGATCAGAAGAAACAGCAATACTATGATATTGTCCAGCACCAACGTTTATGTAAAAAGGTCTTTCCGGTGTAATATCATAATATCCAGGAGTACCATCTATAGCACTATTTAAATCATAAAAATTATTAACAGAATACAAATAACATCTAATATCACATTTTTTTCTTGTATTATCATTATACGGAATGATGTTACTGCAATTAGTCGTTTTCCATAATGAAAGACTATCTCCATTCCATTCAATGTCTTTAAAATAACCAGGTACAGGCATGTTTTCAATATATGTTAAATCTGATTCAACTGAAACTGCTGCTGGTGCTTTACCATATGACATTTGATCATATGTATTATCACTATCTGGAGTTACAAATAAACATCCATCACCAGTAATAGCAACACAATGTTTTGCTCCTGCTGCAACATCTACCCATAATCTATATCTATTTTTTAAAGGCATTGTATTTGCAACACCATTTGGTCTAATACTTTCATCATTAGAAGAAGGACAATAATATAAGCCACCTGGAGGATTATAAAAAATACCATATGTATTATCAGGTCCCCAAGTTTTTAAAGCAAATGTATTATCATTAACTCCATAACCATAACCAGGACAGCTAGGGTATACACCCCAGTAACCAACTGTTGGTGTATCACCACGGTAAACACCACCATAGTTTGGATCAGAAGGACCACTTGAAATTGCTTGAACACCAGAATTAGAATCTAATCTTCTATTTGCTACAGTACCATTATTACCACGATGATTTCCGATAGGAAATGCCCCATAGCTTACTAAAGCAACAGCAAATTTACCTTTACAAGAAATTTTTTCTATACTTCCAGGAGCAGCATCGTCTGGATTTTCTTGAAGATCTTGACGATAACTTAAATGTAATGGTACACACCCAAGTGATCTTGTAAAATTAGCTGGGTCACTGTCTATAAGACATTCAGGAAGAGAATTATTTCCTGTAATTTGAACTTTTCCATTTACAGTAATAGCAAAATTAGTGCCAAGATCATTTGTATGAACAGAAGAATACACTAAATTAACATTTGATTGTATATCTAGTGGATATGGATCATATGTGTCACAACCAGCATTTTCACATCCCCATGCTGTTAAGCCGGATGAAAGTGGTGTTGGTATTAATTTAACTCTTCGTGGTCCCAAGAACATTGGACCAGGAAGACTTTTCTTGGTAGCCAAATTTACTGAATACCGCAAACTCTCTGGGTTAATCATTCTCTTAATGACTTTAGCTGTTACGTATGGTTTAAGTGAAGCCCAATCTGTAATAGTATTATTACCAGCATCAAAACCAATTAAACGCTTTAAAAAAGTTATTAAATAATTATAACCAGCAGATCCACCAATTTGTGTTTTAATAAAATTATTTGGGAATACTACAACAGATTCACTATCAATAGTTTCAACAGTAATTTGATCTAATATTTCAATCAATTCATCAGCAATATCTTTTGCATGATCTTTAATACTGATAATATTATATCTAATCATTTCAGTAAGACATGTTTTTACATATTCATACATTGAAACATCTA